AGACCTGATCCAGGGCTTGGCCGACGAGCATCACATATTCCGACTTGGCCTTGCCCGCGTCGTATTCGTGATAGGTCCGGTCGGCCTTGGTGTAGCTGAGCTTCATGCCGGTGCCTACGGCGTCGGCGTGGATGGCGCGGATCATGCCGAGCTCGTTGTCGAACTCCCACTTGGCCGCGTCGACCGCGACATCGCCGGAGGTCTTCAGGGTCGGAGTGACAGTGGAGTCCCAGAACCGATTCGCGGCCTTCACCCAGACGTTGAGTGCGGTGTCGATAACCTCGTCGGCAACGGCGCCGGTGGTCTGAACCTGCTCGCTGACCGTCGCGCCGATCGCGAGCTCGATCATGCGGCTGGTGAGCGTGGAGAACTCCATCGCGACATTCGCCGGGTCGGTCGGGCGGTTCTGCGAATCGAGCGCCTCACCGTAGGTGGCAATCATGTTGGAGATGAGCTTTTCCTGCTCCTGCACCGGGGTCGTGATCTCGACCTTGGTGAAGTTCAAGGGATCGGAGAATTCGCTCGGCGGAGTGTCGCCGGACCACAGGCCGACGCGGAGCGAGCAGCGCAGATAGACGGCGCGGGGTACTTGGTGCTGAATGGTCATGTTTCGTCCTCAGTCGGTGGGCAAAGTTTCGGGAAGATAGACAACCTGCTCCCAGGACACGGTCCAGGAGTCGCGGCCGTTGAGCCCGGGGGTAAACTCCGCAGGCTCGGCGGAGACCGCTTCCGGGGGGCTGATCGCATCCCCCAACCCCCACCGGTTGCCATTCAGCGGGGGCGCCAACGGGTCCAGCTCGGTCTGTCGCACCAGGGCGGTGACCGCGGCGGCAAGCTCTGGTAGGGCGATCTGTAGATCCTCGGTCAGGATCGACAGGATCGCGTGGATGCTAATGGCGCATCGTATTCCGATCCGGCCCGGGGCATGGGTGTCGGCCTCGTCGATGGGCATCGCGTCGAGCGAGATCAGCAGCGCGGGCGTCTTGAGTACCGGCTCAGCCGCGCCCTCAACAGGGTCCCAGGGCTGATAGACCCCGTATTGCTCGATGGCGGCGCCGAAGTGAGCGCGGAGGGCGTCCTCGATGGCCTGGAAAACGGCCTTGATGGTGGTCGTGGGCGCGGCCACTAGCGACCCTCCAGATTCAGTGCGTAGTTGATCTCATGGGCCAGCGTGCGGTCGAAGCGTTCGCCGATCTCATCTTCCATCTGCTCGAGCCGGGCGTCGATGGCGTCGTGGATCTCCACCTTGACGGGCTCAATCGGGTAGGAGTCTTTGCTCTCGCGGCGCATGATGGCCGAACCGGTGGCGCTGCCCTTGCCCCAGGACCAGCTTCCGGGAAACAGGCGCCGGCCGGCCCTGGCTCCGCGCATCCGCCGGGTCCACCGGACCGCGCCCAGGTACTGGGCCTCGAGCGGGTTGGTGCCGATCCAAATATGAATGCCGCCGCCGGATCTGGTCGCCCGGTACCGGAGCGTGGCGCGCATGGTCTTCTGAGTCACACCGGCGGCCTTGGCCGCTTCCTTGAGCACGGCCCGGCGAATCCAGGTCATCAGCTTGCGAAGCGCGCGTTGCTTGGCCCGCTCGATGCCGGCGGGCATCTCGGCGAATTCCTCGGCCAGGCGCTCGAGCGCGCCGTTTGAGCTGATTGCAAACTCGACGCTCATCTCCAACGGCTCCCGTCTGGGGGCGTAGCGATGTCGTCCGCGTCCGCAGGCATGAGATAGAGCGTGACCAACCCCTCACCATCGGGGTCGAGGCTGGAGAGCAACCAGGAGCGCCCAGAGACCGTGATCGGGTCTAGGCGTTTGAGGCCGGTAGCGTCGGCCTCGGAAATCGTCAGGGTTGGCGAGAGCTGCTGCGAGATCGGCGTATCCACCCCGACCTCGGAAGTGATCGGGTCGATCTCGTCGGGATATTCCTCGAAGATCCCCCGCGCGTCGCCGCTTGGCAGCACGCACAGAACATCCTCTCGAAAGGCGTCGAGAATATGCTCGTTGGCGTCGGCTTTGATATCGGCCCAGCTCATGTCGCGTAAGCTCCAACCCGCCCCGGCTACCTTCCGGCACCGGGGCGGGTTTCACATGGAACGGCTCCGGTTAGGTGCGCTTGCCGCGCTGGAGCATTCCGGGGCGCGTGCAGATGTGCAGCGGGTAGCTGTACATCTCCGGGCGCACCCAGGCGTCCCGGTCCTTGTCGCGAACAATCATCTGATAGACCGGGCGGCCGGGCCGATTGACGAAGGGGAAGAACTCCGCCGGGGCCAGGGCAACCTGGAAGATGCCGGTCCCAATCGGGAAGAACTTCACCTTGTCGGTCGGTACCGCTACCTCGGAGTTATCGTCGGTGCCGCGATAGTTGGTCCAGGTGATTTGGCCGAAGCGGAAGGTCTCGAAGGCCCCGCCCACATCGTTGCGGAGCGCCGCCGCCTGCTGGGTCGCCAGGTAGGTCTCGCGGACCTCCGGGTGAGTCACAAGATCGTCCCAGAAAGCGTCGCCGCAGATCGCCACGATCCCGGAGAACCGGGCGCCCTTGGCGGCACGGGACATCTGGCGGCGGACCTGGTTGCACTTCTTGTGAAGCGCGCCAGAGACCGGGCTCGCGTTGTCGAGATCGAAGTCGATCTCGGCGGCCTGGGAGATGCCGAACTCATCGAACCAGTTGATGATCGTGCCACCGTCGGCGTCGAGCACCACGCCCTGCACCGCACCCAGGCGCATGGACTCATGCGTCAGGTCGATATTGGCCATGATCCCATCGGGCCCGCTGGAGACCTCGGCGATCTTGTTTGCTACCTGCTGTAGCTCGGACTCGGAGCCGAAGGCGCGGATCGACTGGATCTCGTGCGCGTAGATGGTCTGGCCTTGGGCGATCCGCACCGTGTTGAAGTTCCGCAAGACCCGCTTCTGGTCCGAACGCTCCGAGATGGGAGCGCCGCGCTCGCTGGTCTGGATGACGCCGATAACGCCGCCCTTCTCCTCCACCGCGACGGACTCGGTGGTGACCGGACGGGGCCGGAACAGACCCAGCGACCCGAGCCAGTTGGGCTTGAAAGGTACCTTGTTCACCTTGTCGGTCAGAGTGACCATCGAGAAGGCGTTGCTGTTGAAGATGTCGAGAGATGCCATAGCTTTTTACCCCTTGGAAGGCCTCGGCGGGCCTTAGCGGACGATGATGCCGCGCCCTTCCAGGGCGGCGATGTAGGCGGCTTTCTGGTCCGCCGTGATCCCGGCCGGCCAGGTCAGCAGCGACCCGTTGACCTCGCAGTCGCGGGTAATCACCGCGCAACTGGCATCGGCCAGGCTCGCATCGACGGGACCCCACAGGATCGCCACCGCGTCCTCGGAGCCATCGGCACCGGTCAGGTCCAGGGCGTCATACTTGCCGGACCCGGCGGCAACCGTGATCGCGAAGGTGTCGCCAACCACGAAGTCGGTTGCACCATCGGCCAGGGTGAAGCTCAGTCCACCGCCGGAGAACGCGGAGGCGACGTTGCCCTCGCCCACAGCGACCCCGTCGGGGTTCAGGAGCTCGAAGCGACCGGCGTTGGTCGCGGCCTCGATGATGTTGAGCGTGTAGATGCCGGCAACGGCCAGGGCGCCGACAGTGATCGCGCCCATGGCGCCGTCACCGGTGTTGCTGCCGCCGGCTTCAGCGGAAGCGGTGCCCTTGGTGACCTTGCCCAGGACGGTGCCCGAGTCCAGATCGTTTCCCGAGAGCAAAGTCCCGGCTTGACGGGAACGAGTGCCGCTGGCCTCGGAGATGACGAATTCGGCGGCGTGGAGACCTTCAGTTAGTGCGGTCATGGTTTACCCCTTGGTTTGGTTGTGATGCGCGGGTGACTGATCGACGGCCGCCGATCAGTGACCGACCTCTTGCGCCGCATAAGCCTTGTCCCAGATCGAGTCGATCGACTGCTGAGACTCCTCATCCATCGGCTCCCGAGAGCCGTCGGGCTCGAGATCGGGGTTGCCGAGAGAGTGCATGTGCTGATCGAAGGCATTGCCGCTCTGCGCGCCGGTCTCCTCCATCTTGGGCGAAGACTCGAGCACCTTCCCCGCCTGCTCCGGGGTCAGCGGCGTATCCAGGGCCAGCGTCACGGCCTGGGCTTCACGGCCTTGGGCGTGCTCGTGCTGGAGGATCGAGCGGATGCGCTCGCGCTCCATGTCCTGGCCTTTCTGGATGCCTTCCTCGACGCCCTTAGCGTGGGCCTTGGCTTCGATATCGGCGGTGTTTGCTTCCGGCTGAGAGGCCGGCTTCTTCTCGGTGGTGGGCATGATGCCTCCTGTCAGTTGGGTAGAAGCGGTAGAACCGCCGTTGACGCGAGCCCGAAGGTCGCGCACCGCCTCGTCGGCGGTCGAGATGCGGTCCGCGAAGCCAATTTCGATGGCATCTTGACCGCGAAATACGCCGGCCTCGGTTGCCAGCACCGCCTTTTGGGAGATCCCTCGGTACTGGGCAACGGCCCGGGCGAAGTGGTCGCGCATGGCGTGGATCTCGGAGGAGAACCGGGCCCGGACCTCATCGGACAGGGGCCCGAACTGGTGACCGTCGACCTTGCGTGCGCCGGAGAAGATCTGCTCGACCTCGATGCCCTCCTTCTCGAGCATTCCGGAAATGTTGATATGCCGCATCACGACCCCGACGGAGCCGGCGAAGCCGTCCTCGGTGATCACGATCTCGTCATTCGCGGCCGCGTCCAGGAAGGCGGCGGAGGCGGCGAGCTCATCGACGATCGCGAGCATCGGCTTGGTGCCGCGGTACTGGTGCCGCTTCTCGGCGAGCTGGAACGCGCCGGCAGACTCTCCGCCCGGCGAGTGGTAGATGGTCGCCACCGCCTTTACATCCGGGTCGGCCATGGCCGCATCGAGTCGACGGGCGATCATGTCGTAGCCCAGGACGAAGCTCGAGTCGGCATCGAAGCCGCCACGGTGCGCCAGGACGCCGCCAACGTCGATGAGGGCGATCCCGTCGTCTACCGAATACCCTTTATCGGACATTTGGCCACGGCGGCTCAGGAAGAGCTGGGGCTCGACTACGCCCCCTTCGCTGGCTATTTCCTCCACCGCCGGAGGGTTGGGGAGGCCGAACCGAGGGAGAATGCCGGAAATGATCGAGTCGGCCTTCTGGGGCATCACCAGCAGAGGGGTGTCGAAGATCCGCGCCAACAGGGCCGGGTTCTTAATCATCAGCGGTGCCCTCCTCGGGCTGGTCTTGGTCTGGCGTCTCTGGCTCGGTCGCCTGGGGGTCGCCCTCAGTGCTCAGCGGAAGACCCAGGTCGATGCGGCGTTGGCGCTCGCGAGCAGACTGCTCGAAGACCTCCT